CTTTGTCATGACTGTTTTCTCCGACGAATGGCGACAAAAAAGTAGACCAGGCCTAATTGCTCAGGCCTACATCGCACATAAAAAGAACTTACTCCTTTTCTATCGAGGAAGCATCTTCAAGGTGACGAGGTTTTATTCCTACTATGGCAAGGCGAAGTTTGAAAAAAAGATGATCTATAACCGCAAGTTTTCTTCTACAAAGACGACCGCGCGGCCATGGCTGCAGCCTGCAGGGGAAAAACCGGCGGCCGATGGGCAAAACATTTTCAACCATGAAATGGATAAGCTTGCGAAATAAGGCTAGTTCGGCGCCTTGCGGCCGACCGCTATTTGAAGCGATTTTAAGAGAGTTTTTTGAACGTAAGCGGCCGACGCGGTACCTTTTGCGTGTCCTATCCATGAACCTAACGTAGCAAGATATCGATCGTCGGCCATCTTTCCATGTCTCCAGGCGTTGTATTTGCCTCGCATCCTGTTCATGCTGGCCTTCTTGATGATCTTATTCCTCCGGTAGACCTTGTATCCCACGAAGTCAATTCCATCGCGTGTAAGCCCTATATGCGTCTTCTCGTTGAGCTGTAGACCAAGCTCGCGGCCGAGATAGTCCTCGATGATACCGCGCAGCTCTACGAGATAGCCTTTTGACTTGTCCAGGATGATGAAATCGTCCATATAACGGACGTATGCATGCATTTCGAGCTTTGTTTTTAGAAGAAAATCAAGCTCCGTGAGGTAAACATTAGCCGAAATCTGTGAAGTTAGATTCCCAATCTTGAGCCCGTCGTTTTCATCTTCGGCGTCATAGATCGAGAATAGGAGCCATAGAATATCCGGGTTTTTGATATACCACCTTTGAATGATTTCTTTCAGAATTGGAATCTTCACCGATGCGAAGTATTTCTTGATGTCGCATTTTAAGTAATAAATAGATGATTCCTTACCCATGAAATAAGCAAGCCTGGTCGCGGCCGCGAGCGTTCCCTTTCCCTTCCTGCAGGCGAACGAATCTCCGATCATTCGTGATTCAAAAATCGGCTCTATGACGTTACATAGGGCATGTTGAATAATCCGGTCCTTGAAAGGAAGAGCGGAGACAAGGCGCTCCTTGGGCTCGTGGAGTGTGAAATGGCGATAGGTCCCGACCTTGTAGGTCTTCCAGATTAGTTCGTTCTGTAATTCGATAAGATTTTCTTCGAGATTGTAGGAAAACTCTAGTACCGAAGTCCGATAATGCTTTTGCTTGCTTGCGAGTAAATAAGCCTGGTAAAGATTTTCATAGTCGTAGACTCTCGCATAGTCGATGTTGATCATGATGATGCTTCCTTAAAATAAAAAAGGCGCGTCCGTGAACGCGCCTCCAAACTACTTCCGCCACGAATGGCGAGGGTTATCGATCTGACGATTTAGAAAACGTCACTGTTTGCATAACCTTAATTATGCAAATCTGAAAAACGCTTTCAAATATTCACAGGCGAGGCGACACCCGATGTTCGTGTTCATGTTCCACGGATAATTGTTCAAATTCACCGACCGAGAACCGCAATCTACACCGTCGCTCCAATTGCCACCCGCTGACACCGATTACCCTTTGATAAGGCCGCCGACAATCCGGCCCACTTCCGCCAATTTTTTCACAGCTGTCTCGTAGCTATTCGGCGAAAGATATTTTCGTTTTCTCGCGTGCCGAATAAAGAATCGAAGCATCTCTAGGGATGCGTCGAAGTCGTACCAGCCCGCGAGCTTGTCGCGTTTTTTATTTGTTCGAATGATCTCCTTTGCCATGTCGTACATAAGGTTTTTTATTTGTGATACAAGAGCGAACTTTTCTGATTTGGGAAAGCGGTCAATAATGGGTATGAAGTAATTTATGAAATCTTCAAGCTTCTGGAAAAGAAGAAGATTTTCGACTCCATAAAAAGCACGATTGCCTTGTCCTTCGCTACCCATCATGACCGCCTTCGAAAAACAGAAATTCAGAAATCAGAGAACAGACACGCGCTAAAGCGCGTCACAGGCGAGGCGACACCCGAGGCTCGTGTACATGAGCCACGGAACATCGCTCAAGTACACCGACCGAGGACCACAATCTACACCGTCGCTCCAATCGCCACCCGCAATGAACGCAGTGAAGCCGATGTTATTCGGTAGATATGCTTGGCCCTTGTCGCTGCCGAGCACATCGTTCCAGGCCCATGATGTTGAATCCTGTCGAACGGTAAGTTCGTCAAGCCATTCCCAGATATCGCCAACGGTGTCGATGAGGTTGTACGCACTCACGGCATAGGGCTTGATACCGGCGGCCGCGTCATAGACGCCCGAGGAGGCCCCAACTGAGGCACCAGTACGCGCGCGGGCCGTGTTTGTGGTCTTTGTCCAGCCGTAGTTGTCGGCGGCCGCCTCGCCGCCAGGGTTGCCATAGGCCCCGCGAATGCGCTCGCCATAGGAAGGCAGACGCTTTCCTATGCGAGTCGCCAATTCGTTGAAATTGAACCAGTGCAGGCCCTCAGTGCCGGTGATAGGGAGCTGCCCATACTTCGATTGCAGCTTTCCCGCGATGACGTGTAGGCCGTTAGTAGCCCCCTGGAAGGAAACAGTCTCGGCCGTTGAGGCGAGATAGATGTCGTACCACATGTTGCCGACCTTCACCATGCCTTCGGGCGAGCATGACGGCCTGTTCTTCAGATCCCATACACTATTGGGGACGATGCCAACAGCGACGTTCCTTTGCCAGATAACGCCGTTCGCACCGAACTGGACACCGGTAGAATCGATCGGTACCCATTCATCATCGGCGGAAACTTTGCGAATATGGCCGTAATGGAAACCACCAATCTTGCGGGAGTTGTCCGAGGTGTAACCGCTCGGGTAGGTCGAGTTCGCGGAAATCTTGACGGCGACGTTTGTACCATCCCAAACGAGGTAGATATAATAATCGGTTCCCACGACGAAGGCTGATGAATCGTCCATGTCCGCAACGGTAAGCTCGATATCGGCGCGGTTGACGAACTGCTCCCATGCTGAACTGACATAAAGGTCGATCGCGCATCCCTGCTTGATGACGATGACGTTTGAGTCATAGGCGTAGGGGTTTTTCTTGTAGATGAAATAATTTCCCGGACTCTTGAAATTTCCCGATTCCGGGAGGCATGACACGGAGGCATCGTCTACCGTGTCGGCGTAATGGTGAAAACTCATGTCAACTCCTTTATCATGCTGTCGACGGCAGAGACCGTGAACCCGAGCCGATAGATTTCAGCTGCCGGGTCGTCGGTTTGCTCATAGTCATCCGGGGTTTGATCGTCTGCGCTTTTTGACGCGCTCGCCGCTTTGAGCGTCTTCATGTAGCGGTTATCGCGCAATGCGATGAGCCGCGACTTAAAGGCGCTCGCGGCGGATGAATTGGTCTTAGCGTATTCGAGCGCGTTAAGCCAATCCGTTTTAGTATTGAGCACTAATGGAATGCCTATCATGCTGTAACCTCCTTGAGAACAATATTGACTGGCATGCTTGAATATGAGCCCCAGTTCTTGGCGCCCCATTTAAACGATCCCCACTTTATTCGACGGGTTGAGCTTAGTATTTCACCGTCAACGAGACGATGCGGGAATATATGCACGCCATCGCTCGCGATCGAATAGCCGAAAGGAAGGAACTCTGGGTAATTCCCGGCCGCCTGCAATAGAATCTGATATGTTCCCTCGGATAGCCCAAGATCGGCCCAGGCAACAATGGTCTCAGTTCCGGTTACTGTAACCGTCTTGAACATTTTATCGTGGCTATTTGCGATGAGCTTTACAACTGCCTTAAGAGTGTCGGAAGCCAATATATTATCGGGGTTCCCGCTAATTCCTGCGAGGCTTCCGAATGCCGCATAATAGAGCGCCTGGCGCGCTCCGTTTATGTCGTTCATCCAGTCCTTTTTGTATGGCGTACCATCGAGGCTTTCCGTACTCGTCGCGTCAACCGCCTTACCGGCCGGATAATTCGCATCGCTATCGTCACGATAGTCCGTGTATTTAGCATCTATTTTTATCACCGCGTGCCTCCTAGCTTGTCCATTCGATATACATGACTGCCTGCGTATGCGCAGGCTTGATCTTCAATACGAGATATTCGACGTAATCCTTCCATACGGCGTTGACCTCGATTTTTTCGACATACAGTATTTCTCCCCGGCTGTTGCGCTCGACGCTGCCACAGACAAAAAAACACGATTCCCAATAAAGAGAATCGTTCGGGATTGAGTAAAGATTGCTTTTCCCATTAGCGAGCACGGTAGGCTCGAAGCTTTCATCGCCGATTCGATAGTCGTTGACGGCTCGATCGTCGCCGTTGTTCATGACCTTGTTCGCATTCACCGCTACGGTAGCGACATTGCTATCGCGCGGATTGCGAACCGGTACGTTCTCAATGACCTTTATTTTTTCATCGACCTGCGATAGAAGCTCTTGGAGCCAATAGGCGGATTGGCCTCCATTCAATTTCCAAAGCGCGGCGAGAATAGCGCGGCGCTTTGTAAGTTGTGACGACGCGAAAAGAACCCCGAAGGTCTTCTCCCACATATCGGGGAATCTCGTGGTATCAGGGAAAAGATCGGAATACGCGAGCTCTACTTCGTTTCTAACATCGTTAGGAAGAACCGCGATGGCCTTCATAAGCTTTTTTTGATTGTTGTCCTGGATAAGCTGATACGTTCTTGCATGAGGGAAGAGCGCGCGGATCATGCGAAACGCGGTACTCAATACGCCACCCCGTTTACGTAGAAACTGGCGAGCTTTGTGAGTTCGCCGTCGGCAAGTTCATATGGGGCCGCGCTCGTCACCGTGGAGCCATTCTGCTTGATCGTTACATCATCAAATGACGCCTTTAGGCTTTCCGCTACGTCGTTCACGATTCCGCGTACATTGTTAACGGCGACTTTGTTCGAAACGTCGGTGTCGACTGATAGCCCACGAATATATGGCTCACGAGAGAGGAAATAGTCGGCAATCAGGGACTTTGCAGAGTCGGCGAAGTCAGCCGCCGTGGCGCCGGAAACGCCCGTCACATAGACGACGAAGCCCTTCACGCTCACGGACAGGACGTTCCGGTATGATTCATCATTATCGGGGTCCAGGATCGCGCCTATGGGCTTCCTTGTGGCTTTCCCGGTATCTGGGTCATAGGTGCAGGCGGCTCCAACCGCTTTGCAAAGTGCCGTTGTGGCGATTCTGTCGGCATAGATATCAGAATTCCCGGCGACATAGATCAAAACACCCGTCGCCGAGTTGGAATCCTTGTAAATGTAAGTCTGTGATACACCGTCGACATCGGCCGCCCAGTTGCGATAATCCGCCAGGGCGCCTCCCTGGGGCTGTACTTGATAGCGATTGACGACTCGGGCCCGGTAATGCGCCTCCGTCTCCGCGTCTACTGCATCAGTCGTGACAGCCGTGATAGATACGCTCTTTCCAATCGTCCCGAGCGGGTTCACGAATACAAGTTCGTCGCCGACCTCGAGGTTCCCGATCGTCCCGGAGGATGAACATTTGAGCCCTATTGGGGTCGTTGCCCCAACCAGGGTGACCGTAGCGATTATGAGGTAGATTTTACCAGTGATGGTACTTTTTAGCTGCGTCCCGGAGTCGAGGACAGACCCGGCCAATACTACGGTGGCGAGGCCTGTGCCTTCCCATTGCGTCGCCTCGTTCGGTTCTCCGATGCCAAGGAGAACACCCCAACGCACAAGCGGACGAACCTGGACGCCGAGAACGGTGACAGTATCCCATGAAGCCGTGGCTGGAAAAAGCTGCAAGAAAAACCAGCCTATGAGCTTGTAAAGCGTAATATAGACGCCAGAAAAAACCTTGAAAATAACATTTAAGAACGACTTTGGCAGAAGCCGAAACTTCTTATTGAATTCTTGTTGAACTCCGGCAGAGAGTAGGGCGTATATGTCGGATATTTTCTTGTTTTCATACGCCATAGCTCATCGCCTCCCAGTGAATCGAATACTCGCTCTTCGATAATGTTGTCCCATCCTTGTTCACTTTTACTATTAAGTTGAGCATGTTTTTTCCGCCAATACTGCTTGATATGAGGATCTCGTCAGCTATGTCGGTATCCTTCATCCAGGCGAGGTCGAGGGCGGCA